TTGACAGGGTATTGGAATGAGAGTACTATTTCACTGTTGCCCTGTTTATGGAATTATATATTCTTTATATTGTATAAGTTATACAGTATTAGACCATAACTTAATCGGCTTGTAAAGGATTTTATAACAACTGTATAGGATTTAGAAAAAGAGTTTCAATATATAGTTACTACTTAAATAGGTAGTAAGTATTCATTATATATTAGTATTTAACAGTTTTACACTATTAAGATTTTTGATAACATATGGTTTATTAGGATTATTAGTGATATAGTTATATAGCATTTTATCATCATAAGATTCTAGATTAATACCACCTAATATTGTTCTACCCGATGATTTACCAGAAACAGTATTGAATAATTTTGAATTTACATCAAATGTTGGATATCTTCTTTTATACTTTTCTGCTGCATCAATAGATATTTTAGGAGTATCGGTACTTACTGCGGCACCCGAAACATTAGCCACTTCTTCAAAGATATTTAAGAAATCTGTCAATAGCAATTCTTCTTCAACAAAATATCTACTATCTACTAATTTTCTAACTTGTCTAAAATTAGTAACTGATATATCATCATTCAATAGCAATGCAGTAATATAATCTTTTTTGGTTTCTACTAGCGGTAATATCTCATCCAATTTTTTTATGATAGGATGGTTATATTCTGATTCTGCCAATGTATTAGTCAAATAAGCTAACACAATAAATGCGGTATTATTATCCATTACATTTCCTTAAGTATGTTTAATAGTTGTGTATCTAATGTTATATTTTTACGATATACATTAAGATCGGGTATTTGTTCTGGTAATAAATTTAAATAATATAAAAATGTTGCCAATAAATTCCAATAGTCTTTATCTATTTTATAAAACAATAAATCTGGCGTAACAATACCGAATAAATTGTGTAGTGTAATAATATGATTGAGTATTAATCTTTCATTCATATCATTATTGTGTTTTGCCCTAAAGAAAAGTTTTTTTAGGTATATAAACTTATTAAGATCATTAGTGAATTCCTCTACATTAACACACTGAGGATTATCATAATGTTGCATAGCTAATGAGAGGAACACACTTTCTTTCATAAATTATGAGTCAGCTAATACAGAATCGTCTGACGCATCTCCGGTAGTGCCATTTTGAACGGCAGATACTTCTACAAATTGATGGGAAATATGTCGAGTAACACCATCAGTTTCTTTAGTAGTATGATACCACCAACCAGGAGAATTAATTCCTCTAGCTTTATTTTCTGCAATAGATGCTTCGGTATTATCGGCAAAGACAATATTAGCACTATTATATTCGCCATGTTTAATAACTACTTCTAATTCGGCATCTGTTCCAGTATCATCGGTAATAGTAACAGTAGGTGGAATTGAATAACCACCACCTGGATTAGTAATTACAGCACTAATAATTTCGCCACCTGTTACGGTCAGTTCTGCGGTTGCATCTGCCCCAGTGTCATCGGTAATTGTAATGGTGGGAGCAATAGAATATCCACTGCCGGGATCGGTTAAAACTGCGTCTGTTATAACCCCTTCTGCCACTACTAGTTCGACTGTAGCACCCTCCCCAGTATCATCGGTAATTGTAGCTACTGGCGCATTTGAATAACCAGTACCACCAGCCGTAATAGCAACATCTGTAATAGTACCTCCAGCCGCAACTAGAGTGACAGCAGCACCAGATCCGGTTTCATCCTGCTCTACACTAAATGCTACAGTGGGCGCAGTATAACCACTCCCAGGATTAGTAATGTTAATGCCTACAATTTCGCCTCTGTGCATATACTTTGGCTTGCTTAGTTCAGTATCGGTTTTATTCCATAAAGACATGATTTTTTTCCTCGATTGTTGTTTAAATGTTATTTTGTAGATAAATTACTGGTAGACTTTAACATCCAAATATGTTTCTCTAATGTTTCAATTCTACCGGCTAAATAATTGGATATGCCTTCTTTCTTATTTTCTTGTGATAATTGTAATGATATATTAAATGCTTCTAGCGTTTCTTCTAATGATTTTAATAATTCGTTTAATAAATCAGTATCTTTACCACTTATATTATCTTTAATAGTAGATAATTTTAATATTTCAGTTAAACTAGACGGGGCATATTCATCTAATGTCCTGATATGTTCTGCAATAACATCAACATCATCATATAAATCTTCATATAAATCACCGAAAAACTTATGTAATTGTGGAAAATTAATACCAACAACATTCCAATGTGCTATATGACATTTAAAATAAGATACAAATTCATTAGCCATACTTACTTTTAATGATACTACTAATGTTTTACTCATTTGTTTAATCTTGCTCTCTCTAATTTTAATATTTTTTGTTTTAAACGTATCGCTAATTTATTAACTAATGTAGCTTTCTTTTTTACTAAATCTTCTAATCGTTGTTTTTCTACTACTGATAAAGAATCTAGAGGTTTTTTAGCCAGTTTTTTTTTTCATTAGTAGTATTGCCATTTTTCTAGCACGTTCTTCAATAGTTTTTTCATCAGCTTTATGGGAGAGTGCTATTTTTTCTTTTCTGTCTCTAGTATGGGCATTATGTTTAAATCTTAGGGCAATAGCTTTTCGATCTTGAGTATTTAATGATTCGGCAATAATATCATCCAGTTCTTCATCATCAATACTTTCATTTTTGGTATCTTCATCTTCCTCTTCTTTTTCGCGTTTGGTTTTTACAATTACAGAAGGTCTATTTTTAAATTCTTGTTTAATATCACCGAAACCATATCCTCGTTGATCTCTTCGACGTTGTGCAGCAGATGTTTTTCCCTCTATTAAATCTAAAAAGGCTTTGTATTTAATCATTTTTTTATCCCAGGAATTTTAGCGGGGGCCATTAATGGTTTATTTTTTGTTTTAGTTATTTTAGGTCCGTATAATCCTCTACCACTTATTTCTTGAGCATCGTCTTTATCAACCACTGGACTTGTATCACTAGGATCTGTTTGACTTAACATATTTCCGCCATTACTATTGGAAAATGTTACTACTCTAGCGATTGTTTTTCTTCCCGTAATAGTAGCTGATCTATCCGCAGCAACAATACCTTCATCTATAGCATTATATTTTGCCCGTAATTTTCTAGCCATATCATTAACTTTAAATGAACTACCCACTTCTGTTGCGTCAAATTTTTCTTCTTTATCCTCTACATCGGTGTCATCATCATCTATTGCATTCTTATTATTCCCACCATCATTTGCCACTCTAGACAACAATTCAAAATCACCACTTCGTAAAATATCTTGTGCAATATTATTCTTTTTATCTTTATCTACTACAACAGTTTCATGAATAAGCGCAGGAATAGCACTCTTATTGTAATTAATATTCATTGAAGTTGCCATTGCTAACATTCTTTTAATGATATCAATTACTTCAGGTGTTAGTCGTTTAGATCTGATAGTATATAATCCTCTATCTACTGCATTTTCTGCTGATAAACTTTGAACATTATCAACACCTAACAGATAACCAATAATTCTACCCACTTCTAACCGATCTTTTGACCTAAAAATTTGATTAATTGCTTCTTCGATAATAGTACATTCTTGTAACCATTTACGAGATTTATTACCATCACTATCTTCTAAATGCACATAATTAGTACCTTTACCAACAATCGTATACCATTCACCAGCAGATTCTACTACATCCCCAACATTAAAGATTTTACCATTGAAATAATCTTCTCTTACTTTATCATGTGGGAATTCAATTTTACTTCTAATTTCTGTTAATCCCATACCATCTCTAATATCATTCATTAATCGTCTGGCATCAATAAATCTAAAAAATGAAGGCAATCCCGCTTGAAATTTAGTAATATCGCCTGAATAAGCAGCAATTCTTAAATGTATAGGAGATTGTGGTCCATCAGAAAAATCGGGGTTATCTATGCCTAATGGTAAAACTTTAATAGAATCGTAATAAAACACTGAATGATTAGATTTTTGGATAGCTTTATTAACATCTGAAATATTATCATCGGCAATAATTAAGGTAATATGTTTATACCTATTATTAAGACTGCGCAATAAATTGATTAAATTTTCTGTATAATTTGGCACAAAATTAGTATTAGGAAACATTAAATTTAAATAATGCAATTTCTTATCTATAGTTAATGGATTGTTAGTTTTATCATAGCGGGACGAAACATAAATAGCATAATCATAATTTTGGTATTCTGCTATTTTTTTCACTTTTTTAATAAGCAATTCGTGACCAATAGTGGGCGGATTAAAATCACCTAAACCTAAAACTAGCGATACATTTGGAATAGATTCCAATAAAGTTCTATATTTAATCATAGTTATCCTGAATTTTTAATATTATATAACTATTTATTAGAATAAAAAAATCCCCAATAAAGGGGATTATTCAAACAATAGTATATTTACTTTTTCTTAGGTGTAATATTATCCTTTTTTTCTACAATGTGAATGGTATTGGGTTTTGGTGGTGTAGTGTTAACGGGTTTTCCATTTAAAGTAATGCTAATTTGTTCACCAATTGCTAATTTATCTTGCATATAATTCTCCTTTAAAACATAAATTCTTTGTAATTATTGTTGGTTATTTGAGTATTTATTATAGTTTCGATAGGCGCATTGGGTGATATATATGCTTCAGTAGTAAGGTTGCTTTGTGCGCTATCTTCAGCATCATAAAACTTCATCTTATCCATATCTATTCCTACAACAAATCGAGTATTTTTACTGATAGAAGTATACCTATTCTTTAATTGTTTGATTGCAATTTGATTAAGCATATCTAATTCATCTGATCCCATTAACGCAAACACCAAATCTGCTACATAAATAACACCAATACTCTCGGCAATATCGGTTAATTCTACATCACTGGACGCTTGAGATGCTCTGGTTAATTGTGCAGCAGTAAATACAGGAATATTATACTCCATACTTAATCCGCGTAGTTCTTCTGCTACTGATTTATATAGCGTAAAAGAATTACTCATACTATTGGCTTTTAAGCGAGATGAAGCACAAATAGTTAAATAATCTACTATTAATAAATCGGGTACAAATTCTTTTTTTACCTTTAACTCTTCTATTAATGCTCTAAAATGTCCTGTGTGCGCTGATGTAGTAGGATATTCTTTAATAATTAATTGTCCATGAGTTTTTTTATTAATCCTGTCTAATTTAGTATCAAAGGTTGGCTTGTCTAATACCTTTAAATCATCTAAAGAAATATTCATAAGATTTGCATCAATACGTTCGGCAATACGTTCTTCTGCCATCTCTAAAGTAATATATAGAACATTTTTACTTTGAATTAATGTTGAAGCTGCTACATGACATAAAAAAGCACTCTTACCACGACCACTGCCAGCTAATACTATAGATAAACTTTTAACACTTAATCCACCATTAGTAATACGATTCATCAATTCAATATCAAATGGTACTTTATCTTCGCGTCTATGGTAAAAATCAAATCGTTTATCACCATCTTCTAAATATGAATGTCCTACTGATTGATCAAAACATACGCCTAATGCATCTTGTAATATCTTAGGAATACTATCTTTGGTATAATTAACATCTGTACCATTCATTATCCCAATTGATTTAACAATAGCATTATATACAGCTTTATCCTTACAATATTTTTCAGTATTACTAACTAACCAATCATAATTAATATCTTCAGGGACTAGGTTGGTGATATATTGATTATATGTATTTAATTCTTCATCAGTAATATCGGTTCTATTACTGACTTCAATAGCAATAATATCTTTAGCAGGAGGTTTATTATATTTCCTAAAGAATGTTAATATCTCCTCAATTAGAATTCTTTCGTGTTTTTCAGTAAAATAATCAATGTCAAGATGGGGCGATACTTTCCTTATAAATTCCTCATTAAAAAATAAATTCGTAATGATTTTTTCCTCAATACGCATAGACATTTATTCTTCTACTCCACCAGAATATATTACAGAATTAGTTGCTAATTGTTTTTCAATAAGATCTAAAAGAATATTGCCAATATACTTTTCAAATAGTTTAGTATCATATTCTTCTTCTCTATTTTCCATAATATCGTATTCAAATGTTAGTACAGCGTGATCTTCTTCTTCAGATACACCACATTTATTGTAAGAATAGGTAATACCCGTAAATGGTCCATCAATTAATTTTAGGGCAAATATATTCTCGCCTTCTACTGGAACTAATTCATAATCATCATCAAACATTTAATTCACCTTCTATTTCTTTGGTAATAGTACTAGCAAAATCTCTATTATAACGATTTTTTGCTAATTCTCTAATTGTTGTTAAAGTTTTTATAACAGGTTCTTCTAAAGTATATACCCCTTGTTTAGCAATATCTAATTCACACACCGCATCAGATATTGTTTTAGCAGATTTAAAATCTTTAATAATGTTTTTGTAACATTCTTTAATATTGTATTTGATAATATTAAAACGTCTTTGAAGTGATATTTTATTGCATTTAATCATGATCTTCCTCTAATGTATAATGTGATCCAATTTGATAACGATGTTGTACCCATTCTTGAAAACTTATATCATCTAAAATACTATCCCAAAATTCCTTAGTATTAGTATCTTTAAATCTATATTTTTTTTCTTCAATAACGCCAGTACTTTTATCAACCTTACTATACCATCCTTTTGCGGGTTTTACAACATATCCTGCTTCCTCGGCTACATCAATTAGACCTGAATATTTAGATATGCCACCTTCAAAACTGACAGTAATAGGTATTTTCGATTTTTCTTTAACATAACGAGATTTATCAACATTAATAATAAAACTAAACCCAACTAAATCAGTACCTTCCTTATCTTGTTGTCTTCCTAAAATAAATACCGTAGATGATGAATAATATGACCCTGTGCCACCACCTACGATATCTTTAGGAAACATAGAGTTATGTGCTATAATTCCATTGTTTAGTTGAAAACAGTGGTCATTTTCAACTGTTATATCATATATATCAAAGGGCGAAATTTCTTGTGTTTTAATTAGTTGTTTCATAATATGTTATCCTCATAATTTTTCCAATTTTTGCGATTATTAACACATAAATATTTTAATTTTGTTTTATTGTGAGTTTTTATCATCAATCTATACATAAAATATCCTCAATACATATTCGTTCCTATTTTTAAATTTTCTGCTGATACCCAATCTTTATTTTCATCTAAGAATTTATGATCGTGTGTACATTTTACCACCGTACCATCGTCAAAAGTTAATTCTAAAAATCTTTTATTTTCTGGATTTAAATCAGCAGGACCATATGTGTGAGTTACTTTTTGTATACCAGAAAGCGCATAAACATATTCACCAACCTGAATATCTTTAATTGGTTTATCCCCATCAACTGTTTTAATAAGTGTCTCTCCGCTTAAACACATTTCTTTATAGGTGTGGTTAATGGCAATTAAAGGGATATTTTTTAAGGCTAAATGTGGCGTAATCATTCTAAAGAAACTTTTTAAACTTTTTGCCCTAGACATATCTGCAACTGATTTAGAATCAATAGCATCGTCCACCTCTTTTTTTGACGCTAAATTGCCAATAGAATCAATGACAATTATAATATTATCGCTTCGAGTAAGTTGATTTAATTGATTTACTACTTCAAACTTTAGTTGCTCAACATCTACAATAGGAATATGTACAACACGATTCATATCAATATCGAGCGTATTGAAATAATTAACTGGAGTACCAAATTCAGTATCTAAAAACATTAATACCGCATCATCATATTTCTTTAAATATGCAGCAGATAATACTAACCCAAAAAGCGTTTTAAAATTCTTAGATGGACCGGCAAACATTGTTACTCCAGGTGTTAATCCTCCATCTAATTTACCCGATAATGCAACATTTAACATTGGAATATCGGTTGGAATCATATCTTGCTCATTAAATAATATAGATTCAGATAAAATGCTTGTTTCTTTAATAGTAGAATTCTTGCGTATTTTTTCTAATAAACTCATGATAACCTCTTATAAAAAATCAAATAAATTGTTTTGTGCTTCATTCTTCCAATTCAAAGGTACTAATAACATATCAATACTCGATAGGAAGGTCTTTTCAAACATAGTATTATAGTCTACAAATCGTTCTAAGTCAAGTTCTTTCGGTATTCTATTATGAAAAGCAAATATATCTTCACCAATAGGATTAGGCAATTTCATATAAACAAACTTAATTTTATCACCATCCTGTATTAATTCATATGTTTTATTTAAATTATACTTATTGATATAATGATTGTACAATAAAGATCCTCTAACGTGTACAGGTACTCCGGTATTTATTTGTTTGCCGTTTTCTTTAGTACACACTCCAGGCTTGTATATGGTTTTATTATCCGCATATTTCCACAAATTTGATACGCCTCTGGGAAATGATATATCTAGTATGGATAACTTATTGTATTCTTTCCTGAAGTCCGCTATAAATTGTTGAGTTTTTTCTTCAGTACTATATAAAATTAAATCAAGACTCTTTTTAAGTTTATCCCTAATTATCTTGGGAGTAGAAGATTTAATCATTTCTAACCCCATTATCTTTAATTTGGGCTTGGCGTAATTAATACCTTTTGAATTACATACTGACATAACATACTTCTTAGCTTGTACAGAAATCATGGTATCAACTAAATTTTCACGGGCAAATTTAATCTTATTGTCATACATATTCGTATAATGCGCCAATTCTTCTACACATTTTTTTACATAGGGTTGAATCTTATCATTAGTAATTTTATCAATAAATGCTATCTTTTCCGCTGTAGATTTATTGGGTATATACTTATTAACGAAATCTGATAAATTAATAACAATAGAATCAGTATCAATCAAAACAATACGATCCTTATCTTGCTTTAATAATGAATTGATATAAGTATTTAACCTATCAGATACCCAACGAATAGTCAATTGTCCAGAAAATGTAATCCCCTCCGCCATTCTAAGATCAAAATATCTAAAATTATCTGTACCTAATGCCCCGTAAAGAGAATTTAGTAATATTTTCATAGCCTTCTGTTTATTATTTAAATCAGAATATCTATTTTTCTTAATAATATATTCATTAGTTGTTTTGTCAATATTTTCTAATTCTTTTTCGACAATAGCTAATTCTTTATTATATTGGGTTCTTTTATCGAAATATAATTGAATTAGAGTTGGGAATACGCCTCTTGTACCTTTTTTAAAACAACAACCATTTGCGGTCATTGTAAAATCATTCGTATATAGAGCAGAAGTATCCACCGATTCATTTAATAATTCATTGACTGATGTTTTTATTCTATATTTGGTGATTTTTTCTGGACTAATTTGATAGGACATAATTAGACTAGGATATAGAGAAGTAACATCAAGACTAACTACCCAATCATGTCTGCCAATTAAAGGTGGTTTAACATATCCGCCACCATATGAACGAGTTTTGATATTATTAGGATCTTTATTTGGGATTACTTTTTTATTATCATTCAAGTAATTATAGACAATAACATCCCAGGTTTTAATTGGTGAAAAGACATCTTCATATTGTATTTTAGCATCATAGGCCATTGTTAAAGCTAAATTCAATAATTTTAGTTTATCTTCCAATTTGTGTATGAGTACGGTATCTTGAATATTATACTCGATAAACAATTGACGATCTTTAGTATAAAATTCCTTAAATGATTCATAAGGATTTTCTACTTTAGTTTCGCCCAATTCTATACTACTGATATAACCTAGTGTATAAGATTCTTGAGAATTATAGGTGAATTTCTTATAGAGTATTAAGTAATCTAATTGTGAAATACCCGCAATATCGACAGTATGATATTCTTTTTTAGCAATTAAGCGAGTACGTTTATAGACATCATGATAAGGTGACATTTTATTTGCTATATCTTCACCTAGAATTTGCGCTATTCTATTATAAAGATAAGGCATATCATAATTAGTACAATTCCAACCCGTTATAACATCTGGATAAAAACGTGTCCAAAATGCTATAAAATTTCTTAATAGACTAGCTTCATCGTGACATTCTAGATATCTAAGATTAGGAATACCAGGATTATTAAATGGGTATAAACCAAATGTTATTATTTGCTGTTTATTAATATCTTCAATAGTAATTAATTGCACTCGTTCGGTAGCGTTTTCTGGGGATGAATAACTATTTTCTACTTCGGTTTCAATGTCAATAGCATAAATACGAAGATCATTAAAATCCCAATCAATATGTTTAGGATAATATTCATTGATGAATTGATAAATAGGACCGGGAGATGTATGGACAGTATTATTATCTTTAAAGGTATAAAGATCGCCCATACTCCCCAATTTTATAGGATAAACTTCCTTATTATACAAATCAGTCCAACCATTTACAACATTTTCTTTAGGTTTATTAGTACTCCAAATTGTAGGCTGAAATTTTACTTCATTAGTAACACGACTACCATTCAATATTTCCCGAATATATAGCGTGTTACCTTTCTTATAAACATTTGTATAATAAGGCATAATTTAGACAATAATTTTGTTAGGTGGTACAACAAGATTAGAAAATAAGGTGTTATAATTAGCGAGTACTTCTGGGTGTAGGTTTCCAGAACCAATTATAGCATTAGCGTTCAACAAAATCTCCCCCTCTGAATGTGGCATAAATGGACTAAAACCAGATGATAGACCGCCTTCAACTTTTTGATAAACAATAGATACAGCGTTTTTAATCACAAAAAAATCCTCTTCATGACTAACAATTTCACAAATAATTTCGTCATTGGTTACTAATTTAAATAGTTTAATATCACTCATCTTATACCTCTCTAGCAAATTTAGAAAAATCGGGGGCTACATAATTTGGGCCTTTTAAAATTTTACCATCTTCTCGTCTAAGTACTTTTCCGGTAGTAGGATCAATTTTAGACATATTAGATTTCACAACTTCATTCCACACTTCTTCGCCATTAATACCAGTAGAATGTAATGCACCTAACGTCACAACAAGAATATCGGCTAATTCTTTAATCGTATTAGTAAATTCTGTTGACTCAAATAATTCTTGAGTTTCTTCTTTGATTAAGTTGAGATATAAATCTAATTGGTTTTGGTTATATTCGGTAACAGTTTGACCGGAGGCTTGCATAAACACACTTTGGTCATTGAAAACATTGCTCATATATTTACTCCAATAAAAAAGGGGAAGATAGGTTATACCTTCCCCATAATGGTACTACAATTTAGTTATTATGTCAAGCGGACGTTTCGGTTAAAAGTTCTGGTTCCTTATCTTTTGGTAACATTCCGCGAACTCCAATTTCAATCTTCCTGGGCATTTTGCTTTCTGGAATTACATTAACGAGATAAATTCGTAAAATTCCATCGACAATTTCTGCACTTTTAACTTCGACTGTATCTAATAATTTGATACTTTTACTAAAACTCCTTGTGGCAATTCCTTTATGAATATATTGATAATTATTATCAACATTTTCCTTTGATTTATCCCCTTTAATTGACAAAAGATTATTATCTACCATGACATCAATATCATCTTTTGAAAAGCCTGATACTGATAATTCTACAATATATTCATAATCATTAATTTTGATTATATTGTGTGGAGGATATTTATCTACTTCTGCGCGTTGTGATCTAGTTAACCTATCTAGATCCGCAAGAATAGTATCGAATCCTAATGTAGAATGATATAAAGGTTGATATGTTCTCATTATTTTTTCTCCTATCTCCTAATAAGCGAGATGTTATGTTAAATTCGCCCAAATAAGTCGGCGCGAATTATTTACTATTGCAGTAAATTCTGTTATTCTGGTTCTTGGTCTGTATCAACACCAGATAATTGTTCATTAATTTTTGTGATTTGGGCTTCCCCTTGTTGCTTAATCTTTTTAATAAGCTCATTAATACCTTCTACGGGTTTTGATAATGTATTTAGTATTGTGTTAATTTCTCCGACCTTTAGTACAAGAGAAAGTTCAGTATCTTCGTTCATTATATACTCCAATTAATATTTTTTACCAATATGATATTTTTCGACTAATTCCCATTCATGCTTTTCTTTATAGGGAATAATTTTAATAGTTGATAATGTAACTTGTTCTGTATATTTATTGGGATTAAGGATAGTAATTAAACCCCATTCTTGTAACAACTTAGCGATAGTATTTCGACGTTTAACATCTTCTACCGATAAGGACGAAAACTTACCATCTAAAGAAAACAATTCCTTATAATGGACAATAAAATAGCGCCCTTGCTTATGTAATACACAACAACTTTGAAATAATTTCTTATCTTTCTTAGAAGCAATACCAATACGGGTTAATGTTTCTTTTACTTTGAGAAAATTGTCGGGTGTTTTAAATGTAATCTCCAGCATTGACTCTGGAGACCAATCATATAAAATCACATCATTTGTTATTTGAGAATTATCCATCATTTTGACCACCTTTATTCAGTTTTTCTTTGATATATTCTATTTGACTATCACTAAGTATTGATAACGCTTCAATAGCTTTTTTGGTAGAATAATTGTAATACTCTTTGATAGCATTAATATTTATATCATTTTTATTGTCGCGTTTATCCCAATCTATATAACGCTTCTTTTTAACGATGGTATAAAAATAAAAATCATATTGCATTTTAGCGGAAATATTATGATTACTATTGATATAATTCACATAAAATATATTCTCTGGAAAATATGATAACGCTGTATTGACTACATATTTATTATATACAGCATTAAATTCTGGATCATTACCTAAGTATATTTTAGTATAATGAATCGAATTAATAATATCAAATATTGTCATTTAAAACCTAACTCCTTTACGTTTTCATCAGACATCATAAACTTAGTTAATGGATATCTTAATGCTAATGTTTCTAATAAATCTTCTTTAGTTTTACCTTGTGTAATAAATTCATTAGTGTGTCGCCCGTGTACTAGATAAAGATTGTTGTACTTAGTAATGATAATATCTACCGTGGAAATTTCTGGAGTAGAATGTTCCATAACCATTTTACGAAACATAAAAAACTTCCCTATTATAAATCCTATGTATAATATAATTATAGATTGTAAAAGTGAAAATAGTATATCCATATCAAATAAAAGAACATTCTCGCATAATATCTGTTAATAAAGATAACAAATTAATTTCAGGGTGTGCTACAAAAACTGTTTCATATTGATAGCGAGCAATTAAAGTAACTAATACTGGGACACTTTCTGGAACTAAATTACCATCAGCATTCTCATATAATTCTAGGAAAATCTTGTTAACATCTACATCATTATTTGCTTTAACCCATTTGCGAGCATCTGTAAACCGTTTCTCTTTCAAAATCTTAAACAATGCTTTATAGGTTTCGCTAGACAAATTGAGAAGAATGCCAGAATCAATATGACCAGATACCGAATAACGCTGAATCTCATTAAGAATACGTCGATAATCTGGAAAATAACCCTCAATTAATTTAGCAATACTCTTAATATCATATGTAATACCTTCTGCGGATAAAATAGATATAATTCGTTTTAGAAATTGAGTCTTTAATGCTCCAACTTCTTCTTTAGGTATGACAAAATCTATTACTTGACATCGACTGTGAATAGGTGCAATAATTCGATGTTTATAATTACAGGTCAAAATAAATCTACAATTAAGAGCAAATTCTTCCATAAATGCCCTTAATCCTGGTTGTGCGCTTGATGATAAATATTCACTTTCATCAATAATTACAATCTTTTTGGCATCAGTTAAAGACATAGAAGAAGCAAATGATCGAATTTTATTTCTTAATACATCAATACCTGTCTCCTCAGATCCATTAATGAATAATACTTCTGCATTAGTTTCGGAACATAACGCCCTGGAGCAACAAGTTTTACCTTGGCCGGGAGAACCAGATAGAAGGAAATTGGGTAATTCGCCTTTACTAATATAATCATTAAATGTATTCTTAATATTGCTAGGAAGAATACATTCATTTATAGTTTTAGGACGATATTTTTCCGTAAATAAGAAATGTTCAAGCATAATATATCAACTATTGTGGAATGTTAGAATCACTGTCCATAGCAATAAAATATTTAATCATAATGTTCTTTGCCGTAAAACATCCTAACTTTGGTGTAATTGATAGTGTATAATTATCGGGTAAAATCTTCAAATTCTCAATCTTAAAATTAGCCCGAAAAATCTTATCAGTATCGCCAACAATAGCAGAAAAATTATTGGTGCTACTATTACTCTTATCAGTAATTAATACCGTAGTTTTTTCACCATCACCAATAATACAAAAATCTCCTGCCTTTAATACTGCGGATACTTTCTTGATTTGTGTGATTAATTCACTACTCAAATTAATTTCAGTAAAGACATTATCAACAATATCCCTACGTTTGCGCAATATCCCTAGAATATCATCGCCTTCCCTAATTAAAATATCACGTTCAGTAGATCTATAATTAACGTGCTTATCATTTTCACCAATCATTACGACCTTTTCATTAAATGTTAGTTCTGGATCATCAAATAAATTAAATGCACCTAGAAATTCATATAGGTCATAGATAGTAAATTCACAGGGAAATACTTCTTCAATATATGCTTCGGCTAAAATATTCTTTGATTGTGCAAAAGTGGCTAAACGATTACCTGGATCAATTAATAAGTTGGTATTAATTGAGGCAAAGTTCTTTAAAATTCCCATTGTTGTTTTTGATATATGCATAATAAACTCCTAATTAGATTATATAGTATCTCACATTTTTTTATTATTGTCAAGAGGTACAGTATTAATTAATCGGTGTAAAAGATTAATTTCTCTATCTAAATATTTTTTTGTTGATTCTAATGCAGACAATTCTTCTTGTAATGACATAATTGTACCTGGGCGAGGTCTTACAGATGATAGTAAACAATCCACCATATTACCTCTTGCATAATTTAGATTATATGATTCTATAATATCAACAATACTATAAGGAGATGTATTACTAATTTTCATATTTTGTACCTCATCTGTAAAAACGAATAATTTAGGATCAAGTTTCATTAAAAAGATACCTCTTCGTAACTAATGGCATCTTCATCTTTATTTTCAACAATTGCTTCCACATTACAATCAGGATCACCAGAAATCTTCTCATAAAGATCCATAAAAGCATTCTTAGTGTTAACATCAAAACGATTACAGCAAAGTTCAATAGCCTTTTTCTTATTCTTAAAAATAGAATAAGCACGAACAATATGTGTAACACGACGAGTAGTCATATTTTCGTCAACACCACCCGCATTGAAGGTAAGACGAATAGCATTAGACCACTTGACAATGATACCGGCAAAGTCAAGATCAACACAATCGTACTCTTTCATGAGATTAGTAACGATTTTAGCCTCAACAGCAGCACTAGGATAATCTTGTTCAAAGGTGACTGCAAAACGCTCCAGAAACGCTTCATTAAGAATATTAGTACCAATGTAACGACCATCTTCCGAACCTTTGCCCTTGGTATTGGCAGTGGCAATAATGTTAAACCCAGTCTTAGGTGTAATTACTTCATTCTTCAGTTTGAAATAATACGGTTTGCCTTCCATGATTGACTGAATACACATAATAGTATTGGCGTTTCCAGCGTCGCAATTGTGTGTAACAATACCATTTTCTGTAATAAAAGTATGATTTTTAAATACAGTAAGATTGCGCACCGTACCAGTACCAACTTTTTTAATGGATTTCACAGAAGATCCATCTTTTCCCATTATTGCAACCATATCACCCTTTTGCAATCCATCATTAATAGATGTTTGAACAAATCCATTAACGCTGTAAATAATAAATGGATGTTTGCTATTAAGTACAATAATAGACCCATCATCTAATTCTACTTCATATAAATCATCTTCTTTTTCTGAAATGATAGTTCCTTCATCGTTTTCATATTCTCCAGTTTCCATGTTAAAACTTATTACTGGATAATTCACCCCAATCTCAAAATCTGACAAAGGAACAGCAACCCAATTATCAACTGTTCCAACTCTAATTTTCTCTTGTTCGCTTAAACATTCATCAATAAGAATAGTACAACCCATTCTCATAGCCTGAAGAATTGGACCTTCGACAATTTTAATATTACCATCTTCAAGAGTTTTTGTGCCAATTAATTGATCTTCGTCACTCATCATATTAATATTGACGCGAATAAGAGGCAATTTCCTTCTTGCGCAAATTTGTTCAATACTAGTACTCTTACCATTGCCAGTAGGACCAGTCAAATATACAGGATAAAAAATGCCCGATGACATAATTTTATCAAGATCCTTATAATTACCAAAAGGCACATAATTAGGATCAACAACAGGAATAAAATGTGAACTATCCATTTCAGGAGTATAACTTTTCATATGACTCTTCAAAGATACTACATTTTCTACTACAATAGTATCTACGTTAGTATCTTCAACAACATTTTTCTTAACCATATTGTCCTCAAATTTAAGATAGGGTGAAATATCATATACCCCCCGACTAATAGACTTTTCACGAATCCAGGGAGGACAAGGAGAAACTACCTGCACTACCTGATTAAATGTCACACTTCCACTATCGACAACACTCGGAAAAGCCTCAACCAACTTTGCAACAATTTCGTACCGCTTCACCCAATCAATTGACCTGCTCATAATATATTTCTCGTTACTTTGGAAGAGTGGATAGTATACCAAAATTGTTAAAAAAACACAACACTTTTTTTAACAAATATACCCCAACAAATTGTTCAACAAAACCCTAGAAGTTTTGCGAATATTCAAGAACTTACCAAACTTCTTAGAAATCTGATAGGCAGTGGCATTAGTATCAACCGCCAATTCACTATCATCTACCTTCAAAGAGGATGCAGGAATAATATACATAGCATCTTTTGCCGTGTTAGGTATATTCGCAAACTTATTACTCAAACATTCTGACCTAAGTTTAGTTGCTATTGATTCTCTTACAGCAATAGGATAATCCATATACTTACTATCATTCATCTTAATCGTATCATCTACATAACGAATAGAAATTGCTTCCATAAGAAAGAATCCAATCACATTACACTTATAACGATTCTTAATGATGGTATACATCATTTCGGTGTTGTGTATAACATTATTACTAACTATTGTATATTCAATTTTAGTAACAGGACAGATATACATATTTTTACAAGACTTCATAGTATGATCATCATCACAATCACGACTGCGTATTGAAGCATGAAAATCATTACTTGCTCCATCTGTAAAAGTCACAAAGGTAAATTTCTCAATATGATTCTTTTTAATAAATCCATCAATATATTCATTAATATAAATCAATGCTTCCAATAGAGGAGTACCATTCATATCAATCGTTAGTGGAAATTTATCGGACAATGTATAATTAATCATTCTACTAAATTCATTGGTAGTCATTTCACTACTAAACAATTCTGCCAATATTATATTAGCATGATTAACATTAATGACATTTTTAGTATCAGATTCATACCACTCTGGATGACGCTTACCAGTCAAATTATAGGCATCGTTAGTAAATGCAAGAACAGTATATTTAATCTGTGCTCTGGAACAAAACATAACAAGATTAATAAGTTGTTCAAGAGTCTGTTGAATATTCCGATACATAGAACCAGACCAATCCAACAGAAAAACCATACCGTGATTTTTACCGTCTTTTGTTACACTGATTCTTTTAAAAATATCATTATTAATCTGATAAGCAAAAAGTTTATTAGTATTTAGTGTTCCAGATTTGGCAATAGTAGTACGTTTGTAGGCAGTAGCAGCTTTACGCATCTCAAATTCTTTTACCAAATAATTCACATTGACCATAGAATCTTGTTTGAATTTGTTGATATATTCTAGATGACTGGTATTATCAAATGTATAACCACTTTCTTCTACATTTTTTAATACTTTCTTATAATTAAATACTGGATCATAAGTAAATTTACCGAATGTCCAGTATTTGTACATGATATTACTATCACAATAAGACTCGATATTCTTCTGAAATTCGGAATCAGTAATAGGATCTGGAATATCTTTCTTGTCTGATTTGCCTTCTGATCCATCCGATTTAGTATTTTTTTCGGAATCTTCATCAGACTCTTTATCGGAATCCTTATCGGAATCAGATTCGCCGGTTTTGTCCGACTCAGAATCTATACCATCACTATCCACATTATTATCGGAATCATCATACTCTGGATATTCTCCATATTCAAAATCACCCTCTTCATCACCATCAACTAAAACATATTGAGAATCCTCATTACCAAACATTGTATAATCAGTACTCACATAATTTTCTGTACTATATGTGTAAATTTCATTAGCTAGTGTGGCAACATCATTCATAGACTCAAGATTGGCAGTCTTTTCAATAAAAATGCGCTCATCTTTAGTAAATGGAACTTCAATATATGCACCCAATTTGAAATGAATGTTAATACGATCAATTAAAGTCAGTGTATAAAGATTAGAATTCTTAATACCAAAGAAATCCTTAGCATTCAATATACTATAACCACCGGACATTGTTTTATTAATGCCAGCAAACTTTCTAGCCATAAACTTTTCAATTCTGGCATCTTCCAAAATATTCATATAGGCTTGCGCGTTCTTAAATTTTGCACCATCTATTGCAGCCTTATACTCATCTAGTTTAGTGAAAAGAGCGTGTCCAACCTCATGACAAATAAGCATTTGCTCGACAATATTCTCGATATCTTTCCACATAGGAAGCACCAATACCCTATTCTTAATATCGAAATAGGCAGTTTTGGTGTTGGCCCGATGTACTGAAATGTTCTCGGTAGCCAGCAATTTTGCTACGATATTATTGGTGACTTGATTAGTATTCATGAAAAGTACCCGTGGAAGTTCTAAAGTAAGAGTATAACAAAAGATCCTACACAGTGCAAGTACTATGTAGGATCTAAATGCTTTTAAGCGAATAGAAAAGATACCCGACTCAAAGAAGTCTGTTTGACATCCTTATAAATCTCATGCTTTTTCACCGTACCTTTGATGACGTATTCGTGATCAACTTCCGCATCAGTATCCCTAGAAGAGAACCAAGAAAGTTTGTGACCCTTCGCATCCAAGAAGATATGCAGATAAGAAACACCGTAGTAACTCTCAATAGCCATCTTATTGATCAACTTAACGGTAAAGTCTTCACGCTTGCCGATAGTGCCAACATACTCGCTAACGAAAGACACCTTCTCCTGATTTTTACGAGAAAGATCCTTCAAATAAGAGGCAGCAGCACCAGCAACATAACCGAAATACTTCTCGCCAATGTAGTGCAAAGCCATAATGGTTTTCACGTTGATGAAGAACTCATTATTGGAGGTGTTATTAGCAATCCACACCATTGCATTAGCGGCGTTGGCGATATCTTCCTCATTAATGTCAAAGTCTTTCCGATTAGGACCATAATAAGAGCAAATAGAACTCTTGGTGGAGCCAACTTCGCTAGACTTGCGATACCCAAAATTGCGAATGGAGCAGAACGCAATTTCCATAACATCTTTGAACTCAAAAGAATAAGCACTACCACCAAAATTCGTGTACTCACCATCGTTCAAGTCTTCATCCAACTCCTTGATAAAGCTCAATTTGCCGATAAGAGTGCTCATATCCATATTGAAGAAATCGGTCAAACAAGTCGAACCAACGTGCATATATACACCAGACTCGATGTTCTGAATGATGAAGCTATGAACTTTCACCTTACGAGTATTGCAGTGATCACAGAACGGAGCGCGAGTATAAAACTCTTCAGGAAGAACGACATCACGCGCAGAAGGAAATTTGCTAATGATATTGCCATTAGGAGTATGATCAACAGCAGCAATCAACTTCCAGCCATTGATAACCGGAATATTGCCCTCAACTTTAACATCCACCATCGACACAAAACCAGCATCAAACCTCTTGTAATAAGAAGTGCCGGCAGACAAAACGATATTCTCCATACCGTTCTTGGTGGCCTTCTTATTGAACTTGGCGATGCTGTTAGTCAGATTGAACAGATTGGCGTAAGGAATGGTGTAATTAGTCATCTGCGTGTCCCAGTGGTTGATCCGATAAGTAGTATTATACGCCCAATCTCATACTAGTCAAGCATTTTTTTAAAAACTTTTTACAACCACATCTTTAAGATAGGTTTGTGCTCCGCCAAAATATGTCTTGTGATATGATACTGTTGCTTCAATAATACACTCTTCACCCTCTGATAAAATTACTTTATCCCCAAACAAATTTTCCTCAGAAAATATAGCAAATTTGGCATTACCTCTAACTAAAACGCTTACATATCTCTTTTCACCTCCGTATATAAACATATTACTATGTAAAAAATACAATTTTAAAAGATATCTATTATCAACTTTACCAAAATAGGCAGTATAATTATGTTCTTCTAAATAATGCCTACCAAAATTGATTATAGTGTTTATATCATCTTTATCTACAATCCATTTATCCAAAACAATTTTAATATCTGTTAATTCTTTGGCATCAGTACGCAATATCTGCATACAATTATCCATATGTTTTTTAATTAATTCTATATCAATAACTTTTTGGGTTACTGATTCATATACTGTTAAATTATTTACTGTACTATCATTGATCAATAGATATAAAGTATGCGCTAATACGTCCTTAAAATCATACATTAAATACTTATGACATATTTTATCATTATATATATCTAAATCGGTAATAAGATTGGATAATATTTCTTTAACAGATTTATAATGATTAAGATACTCGGATACATCTCTCTTAAAAAATTGCTTTAATGATTGAGTATACGCTATGTCACCAAGTTTAGTATTGTAAAGTATATAATATTCTCCTGGTATATTAGGAAAAGACTTAGATGATATGTCGTTAAATATTTTATCCCCGCCTGGAAACACATTACCATTATCTATACAACCATTGGCGAATTTAGTATAGGAAGCAATTAATCTCCAGTTATTAATATTCGGCAACTTACCCGAAATATCAACTTCAGTAACATTGATATAACAATTTTTACTATTTGCGTCAGTATATGCTACAAAATCAGTTTCTCCATAATTCACTGACAAATTGATATGTGAATTTTTTTTAATTAATTCATTAAACAATAAAATAGCATCTGTAGGAATATAATATTTCATTTAATTACCGAAAATTCATTCTTTTTTTCAATATGGAGATGTCGTTCAAAACTATCTATATAATTTTCTGGAGAATGGGATATAACAAATAAATTAACATCTTTATACTTCTTGAATATATCTAATAAACAAGATGTACTATTACTGTCTAAATGCCCATCTAATATTTCATCCATTATCAATAAATTAGTATTACAACTGTTCTTAATTTTAGCAATATTACGCCAAGTGAACAATATCGCCAAATCTAATTTCTGAGATTCACCCGCAGAAAAAGAATTGTACTCAAATTTATCTCTACCACGCGATTTAATAGTCTCTTTAAATTGATCATCTAATTCAAATCTTACATATAATTCTAATTCATTAATATACTCATTAATAAATTGATTAATGATAGGAATATATTCAGTAATAATCTTTGCCTTTATTCCTGTATCCTTTAATAATAATGTGGCAATATCATGAATAGATTGCTCATACATTACCCGTTGTTTTGCTACATTTAATTCCTTTCCTTTAACGACTAAATCCTTAAACTTTTGCTCCTCTTTCAAAAGATCTATATTATCATTGCGGCTTAATTTCTCAATATTACGCAATAATTCTTTATTCTGAGACTGTAAATAACGCATCTTACTGTTTATGTTATTGATTTCGTTATTATGTTCCTGTATTTTATTAATTATAGTAAGGTTATTATTAAGTTCAGATTCTAGTTCTTGTTGAAGTTTGTCATATTCTTGTATAGCATTAGTGTGAGTATAAACATCTTTAGTCTTCGTGTCAATAATATTATTTTTATGTTGATCAGTAATATTTTGAACACAAGTAGGACATACTGCGTTACTAGTGAAAAATTCTATATCTTTATTT